TCTCACGCAGGCGCTGCAGTAGTACAGGTAAGTGAAACTACCTCTCCCCTACTGTACAAGGTTCGATTCCTTGGTGAGATACGATTATTATTCAACCTTAAAACACACATTCCGATGAGCAAAATGGGCCAGATAGCTGCCATGGTTCAAGATGGACGCAGCGAAGACCTCAAGAGATTGATTGAGGTATCAGAACGTAACGAGAGAAATGTAGTATTTTTCCTCGGCAAGCAGTACACGTTAAGTGACGCAAAACAAATACTAATATTTATGCAAGATGCAGAGCGTAAGATTCATCGGGACAAATTCTCCTCTAAATGATATCCAGACAGCGACGATACAGGAATGCAAGGCTTATTGTGAAAGCAAGACAGTTTTGGGGGTGGACACCGAGACGGAGGGGTTCGACTTCACGTGCAAGAAGCTCATCATGTTCCAAATCGGGGACAGAGAACGGCAGTACGTCATCGACACACGAGTCGTCGACATCTCACCACTCAAAGAAGTCCTCGAGTCAGACAAGATCATCAAGGTTCTTCACAATGCTAAGTTCGACTACAAGTTCATTAAGAAGTGGGCTGGAATATCGTTGGAAGAAATATACGATACGTTTCTTGTCGAAAGAGTTCTCCATTGCGGTAAGCAAGACCATGGATACTCTCTTGCCAGGTGCACAGAGAGATATCTCGGTCACACTCTCGATAAGGAGACGAGGAACAGATTCGTCAACCTCCAAGGTAAACCTTATACCCTCGATCAGATTACGTATGGGGCCAACGATGTGGTTTATCTCTTGGACATTCGGGAGAAACAGCTTGCACTACTTCGCAACTTTGAACTGGAGCAAGTTGCCCGTCTTGAGAATAAGGTAGTCAAGGTGTTCAGTGAGATTGAGTACGAAGGTCTCAACATTGATGAGGACAAATGGACAGCTATGGCAGAGCAAAATGTCAAGCTGGCATACGAACAGGAGCTCAAGCTCGATGATATTGTGTTGGCACATCCATTGCTACAACACTACCGCGTACCAGTACAGGTAGACATGTTTGCTGCGATGGATGAGGTACGCAAGACACACATCAAGTGGAGTTCCCCTTTGCAAATACTCGAACTGTTTCAGAACCTCGTGCCTAACCTCGAGGATGTAAACGGTAAGAAGCTGAACAAACACAGATACAAACACCCATTGATAGATGAATACATCAGATACAAAGAGCGGACAAAGCTCGCCAATGCGTACGGTACTAAGTTCTTCAATTACGTCAACTGTGACGGAAAGGTGCATACAAATTTCTCTCAGATATTGGATACAGGACGAGTTTCATCCTCTAAACCAAACATGCAGCAAATTCCAAGCGATAACACCTTTAGAAATTGTTTCACCGCACCCGAGGGCTGGGTCTTCGTGTCCAGCGATTATTCTTCACAGGAACTAAACGTCATTGCTTATGGCTCACAAGACCCTGTTTGGCTGGAAGCCCTTGAGAAAGGACTGGATCTTCATGGAGTATGCGCCGACCTTGTCTTCGAAGATAAGTGGCGAAGTGCGGACGCTGATGCTAAAAAGAAGCTACGCACACAGATTAAGGCAATTAATTTCGGACTCGCCTACGGAATGGGACCGTTCAAACTGGCAGATACTCTACAAATATCTAAAGCAGAAGCGGAGGATCTTATAGAGAAGTATTTTACAGAGTTCCCAAACATCCGTGACTTTCTAACAAAGCTTGGTACATTTGGTACACGCAACGGTTATATCACTACCTTTGCACCATTCAAACGCCGTCGCTGGTTCGACACATGGTTCCCCAAGATATGGGATGACCGGTCGAAGATGCAGGAGTTTGGGAGTATTGAACGTGCATCCAAGAACACACCTATCCAAGGCTCATCAGCTGACATGACTAAGCTTGCTCTCATCTACATCCACCGTGAGATAGAAGAGAGCTGGTCTGACTCTGTCAAGATTGTGATGACCGTGCATGACCAGATCGACACCATTTGTAAGGAAGAGGTCGCAGATGCATGGTCAATCAAGATGACTGAGCTCATGGAGAAGGCAGCAAAGATTATTATACCTAACGGTCTGTTGAAGGCAGACACAAACATTTCACAGACATGGGAAAAGTAAAGACAACACCACAGCTTGAAGTCAAGCTATTCGTGACGTCTATGTTACTACAGGAGTTATTGGATGAGACACAGGGCAACACACGCTTCAAGTACAAACTGAAACACCACATCAGTGGGCTACAGAATGAGCTTGACAAAGTGTTGTCCGTGGAGATGCAAGACAACAGTCTCAGCTTGTTCATCATGAGCGCTGTTGGTGCTCTTGAACAGAGCATTGACGACTTGCTCACTGAGTGAGTCTATTGCCTCGGTAGCACAACTGGATAGTGCAACAGCCTTCTAAGCTGTAGGTTGTGGGTTCGAGTCCCGCCCGGGGTACGCGTGTGAGGCGATAACAGCTCCCACGTGTTTCATTCAGCAGGGGGCCGGTGAAATGTCACTGGCCCTTTTTCGCGCTCTTAGCTCAGTGGTTAGAGCAGATGACTCATAATCATCCGGTCGCTGGTTCAAGTCCAGCAGGGCGCACAAATCGATTCCAACATGAGAATGTCACCTTACATGTATGCAGGTTTGCATCACAACACACAAAAAATATTACGTTCAAAGTCCTGCTTCGATACGGGGGAGCTTGACATTATAGCTAGAGCTGTGTGTGGTGAGTGCAACGTGCACTACGACGAATTTGTGGGGCGTCCAAAGCACAATGCTTTGTCGGACGCACGTAAAATATTCTACCATCTGTGTAGAGTAAGACTGTACCGTTACACCTGTAAAAAACTTGGCGAATACACAGGTAAACGGGATCACTCCACAGTCACCAATGCAGTACAACGCTGCAATGAGCTGATGGAGGTTGATTCACTATTCAAGGATTTATATGTCAAATGCTGGATAACAGCAACACAACAACTAAAACGAAATGGTTATGAGTACCGAGGACAGCACTCTCGATTTAACAGAGTGCCAAAAGCTCCGAACTGAGATGGAGCTCATGAGAAAAGATCTCAGTGCACTAAAACGACAAATTGTAAGAGTAAACGTAAAAGTAGTAGAAAATGAAAGAGCATTTTTGGGAGACACAGATCGACTCCGACATCGGACTATTGGACGTCATAGTAACGTATGACATCATAGAAGGACAGTCGGGCGACTATGACACTCCTCACATTCACCCTGAGGTCTCCATCAAGGAGATCAAAATCACACAGGAACAGAACATCTCACCAGAGGTGATTGACTTCCTGACAGAAGAGATCGAAGATGAAATACGCGAAAGTCAGCCCGAGTGAGATAAGACGAGCTCGTAGGATGATGAAAGAGATCAACAAACAGAGAACCAAAGGCGACGTAGCATCAAGAGATGGAGCACAGAAAGAGGCACTCAACAGCTGGGCCCGTAAAGGGTTTAAAGGTAGCATTATTGCTGCTACTGGCTTTGGGAAGTCTCGTGTTGCCGTTCTCGCTGTTGGTAATAGTCTTGATGAACTGGAGGATGATACTGCACGGTGTCTCGTCCTAGTGCCCACGCAGCAGCTGCAAGACCAGTTCCCCAAAGAGTTTATCAAGTGGGGATTTGAGTCATATCTCGATCGCATTGACTTCATGTGCTATCAGTCAGCTCACAAGCTGGAGGACAAGCACTATCATGTAGTCGTATGTGATGAGATACACCTCGGTCTGTCACCTGTGTATCGTGAGTTCTTCAATAAGAACACGTACGACAGACTATTGTGTCTAACTGCAACTGTACCTGAGAACCCTGAGTACCGAACCCATCTGGTCAACCTAGCTCCCGTATGCTACAAGATCACGTTGGATGAGGCAGTAAAGGCTGGGTATGTTGCAGAGTATCAGCTTATATGTGTCGGACTCGAGCTTGACCCTGAAGAAAGGGATGAGTATGACAAGCATCAGAAGATGTTCGTCAAGATGAAGATGGCACTGGGTGGTCATGATGCGTGGACTAAAGCTGGTGGTATTCTCGCTGGTACAATCAAGGGTAACCAAGGTGTAGCTGCACAGTACATGAATGCTGTGCGTGGTAGACGTAAGGTTATCCAAGAAGCAAGTGTCAAGCTTGGTAGTGCAAAGCGCATCACTGAGTTCTATGACAAAGAGAAGGTTCTAACCTTTGGTGGTACAAACAAGTTCGCTGATGCTGTAGCTCTGAGACTGGGTGGTGATAGCTATCACTCAGGCAAGACAAAGAAGCAACGAGAGAACTTGATTGACAAGTTCAGGACTGGTGAAGTGCGCATACTGTGCTCCACCAAGGCTCTGAACCAAGGCACTGACGTCCCTGACGTTGGTGTTGGTATCATCGTAGGCTTGGACAGCAAGTCCCTGCCTTTGATACAGCGCATGGGGCGTATCATTCGTAAAGATGGGGACAAGGTCGGTAAGATCTTTATCCTATACGTAATCGATTCGCAGGAAGAAAAGTGGCTAAAAGATGCCACAAAAACAATAACTAATGTTCAAAAAGGTGAAGACCTAGAATACTATTTGAAATGAAAAGAACAAGAGCTTACACAAAGCACACAGATGCCACGGATAAACTGATCTATGATGGCATGGAGAGACGTGGTACCAACTCTCAAACTGCTGCAGCCAACAAGCTGAAACAGGAGATATTTAGAAAAACTGGATTTAAGATGACCACCAGCTCAATCCAGAATCGTTACTATCAACTGCGTAAAGAGCGTCAGCAAGGCACTCAGACTGATATGGATGTGCGTGGTTACCTCATTGAGCTGTTGAGCTCAAGAGACCATATCACTCTGGAGATTCAAGGGCGCAAGGTAACAGCAGTGTTTAAATAATTGGTATGATTGTAGAGATCAACACAGAAACTCTCAAAGAATTTGGGATAACAGCTGATGATTTCTTATATTTGTACCTCTTGCATGCCACAAGTTATGATTGTCTAGAAGAGTTATCTCTTAATCCAGACACCGAAGCCTTGCAAACCAAGGGCCTTCTTAAGTTGGGGGAGGAGCTGCGAGACCACACAGTACGACAAAGATTCATGGATATGATCCATGGTTCATTTGATCAGATGTGGTCCGAGCTTCTCTCCCACTTTCCTCTCAAGGTCTACAATCAGGGGCATATGCGGGTGTTGAGGGCTAAGGATGCCAACGCTAGAGCAAACGCCAAGCCTAAGCTGAAGTACGAGAAGATTGTTGGGACTGACACGCAGAAGCACAAGTTCATTGTCAAATGTTTGATCAATGAGCTAGAGCTACGCAAGTCGACCAACACTCTTGGCTACATGCAGCAGCTACAGACATGGGTGAATAACTACACATGGGAGAAGTATGAAGATGTAGAAGATGAGCAAACCTCCCAACGACGCATTACGCGCAAACTATGAGATAACGGACATACCCCAGCTCCGTCACATTTCGAAGTCAGTTGAACGATCTATCATGGATGTCCAGAAGGGCATACGTGGTAACAGGTTGGTGTATCCCACCAACTGGGCGAGACTGAACAAGAATCTGATGGGTGGGCTACAACCCGGCAAGATGTATGTCATTGCTGGGCGTCCTGGTGTAGGTAAATCTGCGTTCTCAAACCAGTTGATCTTTGATCTGCTGGACAAGAACACAGACAAAGAAATAGTTGTACTCTATTGGAGCTTTGAGATGCCGGGTGAGCAGCAGATACTGCGTGCTGGCTCGAAGGACACAAAGCTGCAGACGTTCGAGCTGTTGTCAGTTGAAGCTAAGCTGACACAGGACAAGTACAACTTGTATGTACAAGCAGTACAGAAGTACAAGAACTATCCCATTTACTTCTGTTCTATTCCGCAGGACATGGAGAAGGTGAAGAACATCAACGAACAGGTGTTCCATCGCTATCCTACTGCAACAATCGTCAATCTAATTGACCACTCTCGATTGGTACTCGGCAATGCTGAGACAGAACTACAACGACTGAACGTTCTGTCAAAGGCATGCATGTGGATGCAGGCTCGTATGACCTGCGTAAACATTCTATTGTCACAGCTGAACCGTAACATCGAGCAAGAGTATCGTGCCAAACAACAGTATCAGCCCCTCTTGACTGACCTATTTGGTGGTGACTCCATCGGTCAGGACGCACACGTCGTAATGATGTTGCAGCGTCCGTATGACTTGTATGGTATCACCGACAAGTATTGTGGTGAAGACCCTGTGGGTCTCATGGCAGTACACATCGAGAAGAACCGTGATGGTTTGCTCGGTATGATACCTTTTGAAACAGATCTATCAACATTTACAATCAATGAGCGAACTAACACTTCCCAAACAGGTGGTTAAAGCTGCCCGCAAATCACCTAAGAACATGATTATCTATGGTCCACCGAAGATCGGTAAGACCACTGCTCTCTCACAGCTTGAGAACTGTCTCATCATTGACCTTGAGGACGGGTCAGATATGGTGGACGCACTCAAGATCAAAGTCAACAACCTCGCTGAGTTGGCACACGTGGGTAAAGCGATTATAAGCGAGGGAAAGCCGTACAAGTACATTGCCATCGACACGGTTACTCAACTGGAGGTATGGTGCGAGCAGGACGCCAAGTCTA